GTTGCCCCTGTGATCGGCTCTGAAGCGCCTGTGGACACACGGGACGCCCCTGAGCAGCCCAGTGCCCCTGCAGAGGACGAGGTTTGCCAGTCTATTGCTAAACAGATGGATGCTGCAGCTATCGCTAGGCTGGTAGACGGTGTCCTTACACCTAAGCAGAAGCGTCAGATACGCGCAGCTGGCTACCGTCCCGAAGAGACTGAGTTCTTTAAGAACCAAGCGGAAGCTGAAGCAGCCCTCGCAGCTGGTGAAGTGGATCGTGGCACACTATATGTAACTGAAGACGGGAACGTGTTCCTACTGGAGTAAAAATGGCAAGTAAGGCTATTGAAGAAATCCTTAACGGTCGCAACGGTCGTGATGGTATCGACGGAGTGAGCGGTCGTGATGGACTGGACGGTAAAGACGGAAAGGCGGGGCCTCAGGGTCCCGTCGGTCAAGCTGGGAGAAACGGCGAGGATGGCTCAGGCTTCACTTGGCGTGGTACCTACATGCCCTCGACTAGCTACTCCCCATATGATGTGGTTCACTTTGATGGATCAGCTTACATTTGTGTGAAAGCCACACAAGGTAGGCCACCTATTAGTCGTGACTACTGGAACCTGATGGCTGAGCGTGGCTCTAATGGTGGCGGGGGTAGTACTGGTGGTGGGCAAGTGATCCCGGCGGACCAGCTGGCCACACAGATCGTCTACGTGACAGAAGCATCACAGCTAGCAGGCGACCTAGATAGTACGAAGGTGTACTTCCTCGACGGCCAGATCGACATGGGCACACAGTCCATTATCGTACCACCCAATGGCCTCAACATCCGTGGTCATGGCTTTGGCATCTCTGGACTGTTCAGCACTGAGGACAACTTCGACCTGTTCATAGGCGATGGTGTCAACTACAGTGGCGACTTATTCCTTACTGAGATGGACATACGTATCTCTGGTGTTGGCTCACAGGTATTCCTGTTGGACAACGAACAGAACTTCAACGCTATCGAGTGGAACACAGTCAACTTCATTGCATGTACCTCATTGGGTACTGCCACAGATTACCGCCAAGGTCTTTGCCGTAACGTCGCGTGGATTTCCTGTAAGGAAGGTATCACCATGGAAGGCACATGGTCTGGTGGTTGGGCAGCACTTGACAGTATTGTCGTTGGTGCACCTATGACTGGCATCTTGTTTGAGGCTGGCCCAACTTTGCTTATTGGTGGCTCCTTCCGTTCAAACATTAACATCCTCGGTATTGGTACAGCTGGCGGGTACTTCACTGACTTCGCACCAGCTAACTTTGTGCTTGATGGTGGGTTCTCTTTAGACAACGTCAGGGGGCCCAATACTGTTATCAACACGCCTAATATGCCATCCTCTAACACCAAAGCACGTATCCGTAACTGTGTGGGTATTGGTAACACATATGTCGGGGGTGCACTAGCACCTACAGCAGACAGTGTTGTTAGTTTCCCCGCCATTGACACTAACGTACAGATCACCAGCGCTATGACCCTCGAGGAGGAATACTGGTTCAGCAAGGCCAACACCAATGGCCTACAGTCAGACAGTGACCTTGAGGTTGAAGTGGTAGCAGAAGGCACCATGTCGTTCAGTGGTCAGTCAAACGACGAGATGGCTGTGCAGCTACGTAAGTGGGACAACAGTGCAGGCTCATATGTAAACATTGGCCCTGAGTATCTAACCACACTGAATGGTGGTAAGCTGGGCACACGTGCAGAGAACGTAAGTTTCTCAGCGGTGACTAAGATGAACAAGCTGGACCGCATTGAGGTTTGGATCAAGAACGTAAGCGACACTGTTGACATATCAGTCTTGGCTGGTGGTCAGTTTAAAGTTTTCGAGAGGTAAGAAATGATACAAGCACTACTACGGGCCCTCCAGTCGTTTCTGGCAGGGCTAGGCACTAAAACAACGGGAGGGGCCTCACAGGGCCTCTCTGCGGGTCCCACAGGCGTTAAAGACGTAGAGCTCATCAAGGCGTCTGAAGGGCTACGCCTAAAGGCATACCTCCCCACACCCAACGATGTTTGGACTATTGGGTACGGCCACACGAAGACTGCTGAGAGGGGCATGAGTATCACAAAGGCTGGTGCTGAGTCACTGCTACTACATGACCTTGCTTGGGTAGAAACTGCGATTGATACGTATGTCCAAGTCCCACTGAACCAGAACCAGTATGACGCTATTGCATCCTTTATTTACAACGTAGGTGCTACAGCCTTCCGTAAATCTACAATGCTCAAGCTGCTGAACGCCGGGGACTATGAAGGGGCGGCTAATCAGTTTCCCCGTTGGAACAAGCAGAAGGGTAAGGTCTTGAAAGGTCTTACTACCAGACGCCAAAAAGAGAAAACTTTATTCGAGAAGTGAGGTCGCCAAATGGAGTCCGACGAAGTGAAAGAGCATTTAGACGCTCTCAAAGATAGGATGTCACGCCTAGAACAAGAACAACATAAGATTGACATACAGTTGGTGTCCATTAGGTCTGATCTGTTTTACTTAAAGTCTGGGCAAGACAGTCTCAACATTAATCTAAGTAAGTTCTTGTGGATCATGGGAGGCGGATTTATTGCTGCTATAGTGAGTTGGATCGTGAAGGGGGGTATGTCGTGAGTGTAAAACTAAGTGCTCAGAGTATTGTGTTGTTCACTGTCGGGTTCGCCTTAGTATCCTCATGGGCCAATATAAACTACACAATTAACCACCACACAACAACAGGGAGTGAGCAAATATGTCCTCAATAGTAGTCGATATGATCACAGTCATCTTAGCTTTGTACGCTTTGGTGGTATCCGCACAGGCTTGTGCCACACGAACCGCTACGTGCTCTTGCGTGATGCCGATAGCTATCTGCACTGTTTATCTAGTCGCCCAAAGTGGGTGGACCGCTGCCTTCCTTTCAGGGAGCCTGTGGGGCGCAAACTACAACAACTACATCTGGTTCTTGTTTAATGCACTGGTATTTATTCACCTAATCAAAGGGATCAAGAAGTAAATGGACAATGAAACAAAGAGCATCCTAGTCAGTAAGACTTTCTGGGTTAACGTAATCACTGTTGTGGTAGTTATTCTAAACCGAAACACGAAGGTTGTAGACCCACTGTTGATTGAACCACTGGCTGTAGTTATCCTACCATTCGTAAACATTGGCCTTCGGGCTGTAACTAAAGAAGCTGTAAAGCTGAAGGGGAAATGATGTGGCTGATAGGGTTTGTTGGGTCAAAAGTGGGACGCCTTGTGGTTGGTGTCTTGGGTGTCTTGGGTTCGATACTGCTAGTCTTCAAGGCTGGCCAAAAGGACCAGAAACAGAAGCAAGAGATCGAGGACTTAGAGTCCTACAAGGAAACTAGGGGGGCGATTGATGAAGTACCTGTTAGCACTGACGTTGATACTGCCCTTGAGCGGCTGTCTAAGTCCAAAGGGCTCAGGCATTGAAGCTATCTGTAGTATCCCACTACCAACAGTATCACGGAATGATACAGATCAGACAATCATAGAAGTGGATAACTTCAGAGCAAGATGGGAGGCAGTATGTAATGCCAGCTAAAAAGCGTGACTACAAGAAAGAGTATGCGAATTCCCACAGCAAACCTGCACAGAAGAAGAACAGAGCTTCTCGGAATGCTGCACGGGCCACTATGGTTAAGGCAGGTAAAGCTAAGAAGGGCGACGGTAAAGATGTGGCCCACAAGAACGGTAATGCTAAGGACAACCGCAAGAGCAACCTGACTGTACAGAGCAAGTCTAAGAACCGTTCGTATGCACGGACTAAGACTGCTCGCAAGAAAAACAAAAAGGACTAGGACATGGCGAAGAAAGCTACAATCACTCCAGTCACCGATACGGTGAACAATGCTTCTGCTATCAATCAGCAGCTTAATGCAATCAACAACCAACTCGAGAACACCTTGTCCTTGGGCGGAAGTGTCCCTAATGCTATGGGCGCTGATATTGACCTTAACGACAATGATCTGTTGAATGTAAAGAGCCTTGACCTTACAGGCATCCTTACAATTAGTGGAGTGGATATTACAGACAAGTTTGCTCAAGCCTCTGCTGATGCTGCTAGTGCTGCACAAGATGCTGATGATGCTGCTGCCAGTGAAGTTAATGCCGCTGAAAGTGCTGTCAATGCTGCTCTGTATGATCCTACATCTAGGTTCATCACTATTGCAGATATGGCTCCGGCTACAGGTCTACAAGATGGTGAATACTCTCTTGTGCAAGAGGGATTTAACGGAAAAAACGAGACATTCCAATACGACGCAGCCAGCACGGCAACCGCAGACGGGGCGCTTATCGTTACCGCAACGGGCATGGGCGTGGGGCTGCTGATTAGCACGCGCACCAGTTACGCGAGGGCCATTGAGTTAGAACAGGACTTTTGCACATT